TCCACTACTGTAAGACACTTCAACCACTATGGCAAACACACATCTCCCACATCCAGAAGATACCATCCTCACGGGTGATCTGAGAGCATTCAGAGATCTTTATGGACCCGGACATGTGTCCCTCAAGATTGATGGTGCCCCCTCTATTGTGTGGGGTAAACATCCAGAAACTGGTCGGTTCTTTGTGTGTACCAAAGCAGCATTCAACAAGAAAAAGAATCGTATCTGTTACAATAATGAGGATGTTCATACTCACTTCGGTCATCAACAAGATGTAGCAGACATGCTATTCTTGATGTTGAAGTATATTCCCCGTGACATCTTCACTGGTGTTTATCAGGGTGACTTCATGGGGTTTGGTCGCACAAGTGCCTTCATGAACAACACTCTAACTTATGTGTTTCCTGAAGTTATTCAACAAAAACTTGTCATCGCACCTCATACAATCTATGATGTAGTTGGTAAGTTGTCTGACGCAGTTGCCGAACCTCTCCGTGAGGTATTTGTTGACACCCCACACATCAAGTGGGTTCAACCTTCTGTCGATTTCATTCATCAGAACGTCAAACCTCCTGTGTTCAATCTCAGTAAAGTTCAGTTTATGTCTGATAAAGAGTCATTCGTAGCTCAACAACAGGTCAACGCTCTTATCAAGTCAGGACAAACGCCTGAAGATTGTGATCTTAACTGGATTCTGGGTGACAACTTCCTCACCAATCTGTATCAGTTGTTGATTGACATCAAAGAAGATCTCATGAAATCTATGATCGTCCATGACTCTCCTAAGTGTTATCTTCCTGATGGCACTGAGGTTGTGGGTGAGGGTTTCGTATTCTATTCTGAGTCTGGTCGTTCTTACAAACTCGTTGATCGTCCTGTGTTTGCATATACTAACTTCACCACTGGCAAGTTCAACTAACTAGAAGGGGTGATAATATTACTCACCTCTAAATTGCTCCATCTATGTAAGGTTACACACCATGGATCCAATCACAATTTCAAGATCACACTATGACACTATTGTTGAGAGTGTAGAGGAAGTCCTCAAAGTTCTCAACAAAGTAAACTACGATTGTGATGAATCTGATCCCAAAAATGTTTGTCACACGGCACCATTTGCTGTAGGATACTCACAAAGTGTAGTAACTCAAATCCTCTCTAACCTCAAAACAATCAAAGAGAACAACTAATGAATGTCACCATGGAAAATGTCATTGATGTGATGGGTAAAACCTATTTTAATAGGTTTATGGATTTTGTAGAATTAGAAGACATTGAAACATCAAAGGCACTCATGGATGAGTGGATTGTTGATGGTCAAGATCCTGAAGATGGTGGAGTTGAGTTTATTTGGTTAGAAAAATGATGAGGTTACTTCAAAAGATTGCATCAAGTGCTATTGGTCTATCACTCCTTACAATTCCAGGTGTGAGTGCAGAAACAAACTCAAGTCATGATGAACTAAAAAGAGCTCTGAATGATGTGGGTGTTGAAGTTTTCTTAAATGATACAGATTTATGTGATGGTAGTAAATCTGGTATGTATTCTCCCGAATACAATGTAATTATGATATGTCAAGATGATAGAATTGAAACGTCAGATCAAGAGGTTGAGTGGACAGAAAATGATTATGATACTTTAAGACATGAATCACATCATGTTGTTCAAGATTGTATGGAAGGAATTGATAATGAAAAGATGTCATCATTTTTTAGTGATAGAATAGAACATCTGGAGTTTGTAGTTTTGTCTTTAACAAAATCAGAATTTTTTCAGATTACTGATTCATATCGATTATTCGACAATAATATTATCTTGAATGAATTAGAAGCATTTGCTACAGCTAAAGATGTTAAACCTGACACTATTTCTAAAGCTCTTCGTGGTGTATGTGAAAAATAATGTTACTCACCACTAAATTGCTCCATTGATGTAACCACACACTTCAAACCATGGGAACTAGAGGCAGAATCGGAATCAAACTTATTGATGGTTCAATTCTTTCGGCATATCATCACTGGGATTCATATCCTCAGTGGTTGGGTGTTAAACTTGTCGAGAACTTTAACTCACAAGAATTAGCATCTGATTTGATTGATGGAGGTGATATGTCCGTGTGTTATTCAACTAATACTTGGGGTTCTGAACCTCTCAGACAAGAAGTCATTCAATCTGACGGATCTGTCACCAAAGAGTTGGTTATGAACAAAGATGGTGAGACTGTTTATACTAAAGTCAAGGCAGAAGCATCTCCTCAGTATTACTCAGAGCGTGGCGAGAACACTCCTCCCCGTTTAGATAAGGATCTCTTTGAGTTCCTTGGTAAGGGTGAAGAATACGCATATGTGTGGGAAGAAGGTTTCTGGACTTGTTACAATCTCCATGAATTTGATGATCAAGAACCTGAAATCGTAGAAATCCCTCAAGTTCTCTGATAGATTGGTACTCACCCCCAAATTGATTTACTTATGTAATCACTCATTTAAACTATGATTAACTACCTTGTCAAATGTGCATCTGATCCTTATGGGTCCGGTGGATTCTATATGAAGGAATTATTTAATAAGAGAACATCAACTCAACAGGTGTTGTCGAGAAAACAGAATCTTGTTAACAATCTTGTGGATAAAAGATGGGTATCAATGATGAAGAACCCCGCAAATGGATTTGTAGATGATAACAAAATCGATATTCATGTTAGTAATAACATCTCAAAACCATTCAAGAAATATTCTAAAAGGATAATTCGTAAGATTGATGATGTAACAGGAATTAAAATTAAGATCATCAACAACGTAAATAAATCTGATATTATTGTTGAAAATGTTAATAACTATGATCAATTTGGTATGGATGATAATGTAAATGGTCTTGCATATTTGGATCTATCGAATATGAAAATGAAGGCAACATGGTTAAAAGTATGGAACATTTGTAACTACAACAGTAATAAGAATAAGTGTAAGGTATGGAACTATACTAAAACACTAATAACTCATGAGATTTTGCATACTTTAGGTTTAAGTCATCCGTTTGGTGATGGTGGTACTGAAGGATATGATAACACAGATACAGCAATGTCTTATAATTTTGTTGATTTTAGTATCAACAATCCACTTCGTCGTGCAGATGTTATGGCACTTCAGTCAATTTGGGGATAATAATGTTACTCACCTCTAAATTGCTCCACTTATGTAACCACACACTTAAACTATGATTAACTACCTCGTTAAATGTCCATCCGATCCTTATGAGAATACCAATTGTTTCGGTGATCTTGATAGGGCATGGGATCTCTGTTTCAATCTCTCTGAAGAGTATGGATACGCAGAGGTTGGATACTATAATGTTTTAGGACATTATCAACTCGTAGGTGACTACACTAATGGACGTTAATATGAACTACACTAAAGAACAACTTGTAGACGCACTTGTTCATGAATGGGAATATCTCTGTCATGACGATTATGATCCACAAGATCCAACACCAGAACAATATCGCAAAGAGATGGAAGAACTCACAATCGAAGAATTGATTGAAGAGACTGACACAGATGAGGAATTCACATTAGAAGACTTCATGGATGTTCACAGCTAATAATGTTACTCACCTCTAAATTGCCCTATTGATGTAATCACACACTTCAAACCATGAGAAAGATCGAAACCCAAATGATCGAAGCAATCAAACAAGATAAGGATTGGAAATCAGGTAATACTAAGGTTGTCAATTTCTTCAATGATGGTGACAAATGTGTCGTCACTTCTGTCTTCCTTCATGGTAACAAGATTGCAGAGATTGATGACAACTCTATGACAATCTTCGACGGAGGTTATCAATCAAACACAACTAAATCGAGACTGAACGCACTTTGTGCTGAATTCTGTGTAGAGGGTGAATGTGTCTATCAGAAAAACTTTCAGTGGTATGTTGATAAACTCGTAGGAATGGCAGGACAAAGTAAAGTCTTCAACACCTACGAATTCACTAATGGATTCATCTTCGCCTGATATGATTAGGTGAGTAGATTGTTACTCACCTCTAAACTGCCCCACTATTGTAATCACTCATTCAACTCATGACCTTCACAGCACCTCAATACAAAACCGAATATCTCACTGAATGTCTCATCGAACAAGTTAATAATCTTTGGAAACTTAATATAACTAAATTTGGTTCTTATTCTAAGTTAGACTATAGTGTAGGTAAAAAATATATCAAAGTGAAAAACACTAGGATGCACCGTCATGATTTAACTACAGATAATGGGGTGTTTATGTTCATCGACAAAGAGACTGGTGCATGTTACAAACCCGCATCATTCAAGACACCTGCGAAAGGCATTCGATTCCAAATTGAGCAGTTAGTTGAGAACCCTGAGATTGTAGATCCTTACGGTTCTTTCCTCTATGTTCGTTGAACTTATGAGGTGAGATTGTTACTCACCTCTAAATTGCCCTACTAGTGTAGTTCACCTTTCACCTCATGACATTTCTCAACTGGGTTCAAGAAGCAACTGGATGTAAAGTAGAGGACGATAGAACCGGTATGATTCATACTATTACCGGTGGTAAGTTCCTCGCTGATTCACCTATGTGGCCCATGATTGAACTCACCGATGAGACTGGTGTTGTCAGATTCGCAACCTTAGATAGGTTTGAGGAGATGATTTCGGTGGGGTAAGACCCCTTTTTTTTGCCCTCTGACAGGTGATACAGGTGCACTATTCTTGGTTCAGTGGTGGAGAGGGTTCTCAAAGTGTTAAAAACTGTTTTTTCCATAATTTCGTTTGAGATGACCTATGACACCCTCACCCCAACGAAACCACCTAGAAATCGATTTATGACACCTTACAGAGGATATATGATATAATATTGTTACTCACCTCTAAATTGCTCCACTTATATAACCACTGATCCAAACCAAATGTATCAACTTCAAATTTTATTTCACAGACAAGGTGATTGGGAGAACACAGTTTATCAACCAATGGAACTTAATCGAGTTCAATCTCTTCTAAAATTGAAACGATGTACTTACGGTAATCTCCACAACTATCGTATCATTCCCATCAACTGAATCAATCTTTCTAAGTTAACATCATGTTTAATCAACGTCGTTTTCGTGGTGTCATTAATGAGGACGGATATCGTTATGATGTAGAAGTCTCCGCACCAACACTTCATGCAGCATATGACATAGTTCAACGTCGTGAGGGTATTAAACGGAGTCAAATTGTCTATGTTCAAGAAGTATGAACCACCACATTTATCATCTAACAAACACACAGTTGCCAGAACCATTGTGTCATCAGTTAGCTCCATTTATCTCTGCATATCGTCCACATGATAAGCCTCCGACCAAGAAAGATATGGATCAAGATGATTACATACCAAAGGAATCGCCTTTGTCTAAAGAGAACATCATTGACACGTATAAAGCGATTAAGTATTCACAAGACCTTGAATGGTTAAAGTTAAAGAGAGAGTATAATAAGAAGTGGAGTGGATATCGTACACACTTTAATCTATGAGTATTAATATTACTCACCTCTAAATTGCTCCATCTACATAACCACTGATTCAAACCATGAATTACACTCTCAAGCAACTTCAAGACAAAGTATCACGAATGATTGAACAACAGGGAGAAGATGCAGAATGTGCCGTATGGATTTATACCAAGGAAGAT